CAACTTTGCCCGCAATATCTAATTCAACGCTTCTTATGAAATCTTGAATAATTGCATCAGTTAAAACATTACTATCTACTTCAGTGTAGTTTCTTACTTGTGTTAAAAAATTTGAATATGTTATTGCCATTATGTAATACTTACCGTTACCTTTCCTAAAAGTAAATCTGCTTGTCTACTTCTATTTTGTAAAGATGGGTCTTCTGGAATCATACTATGTAAAATTGTAGTTACTCCATCTCTAATTACTTCTACATATTGAGTTTTAAACGCGAATTGACCTGGTAAAGTTAAATTTGCAATACCAACCATTGAACCACCAGAACTAGATATTGTAGCATCTTTACCCTCAGGAAAGGCTGGTGATGGGGTATTGTTTACAAATTCTTGGGTAGGTTGTTGAAACTTCATTGGTCTTGTATTTTGTAATGCAATTGCATCAGCAGTAAAATGTCTTCTACGTATTTGTGGATGTTTAGGTTCAAACTCTGAATAATGAACTAATGAACCATTCCATTCTTTAACCATTTCAGTATAAGGAAAAGCCATACCTGATCTATCTGATATTGCTTGTGATCTTTTACCTGTTGCCCATTTAGCCATAATTATATTCCATTAGGGTAAAAAGATTGAGGTGTAATATATGTTGAAGCTCTTTGACCATCTTCATCTAATGCTCTTTTAAGTTGATCTTCATAAATTAATTTATTTTGTTGTACAAGTGTTGGTGCGTTCTTCATCGCTAAATAATAAGCAAGTCCTGCAACCATACAAGGTAAAAATCTAAATACTACATCAGCATCGTTTGTATATGCTCCTGCATCTTGTATTCTTTTGATTACATAATATTTTAAAACAGTGTAGGTATTTAAATTAGGTGCTTGGTATAAATATATCTTAGGAATTTCTTGTCTATCTACATAGTATTGTGAGGGTTGACCTAAAGCTAATTTGTTTGGTAAAGCAGCATAAGCTGATCTATCAATTTTTGTTAATGATACATCTTGTGTGTTAACTGTATTTGCACCTGCTGCAGTTGTAGATACAAAAGCCTCAAGAACATCACTTACCGCTGCATCTACAGCGTATTCAGCTTGACCAGAAACTAAAGCGTTTTCATGTAATGATACTTTCCAAAGGTGAATTCCTCTGTTTGCCCATTCAGCAAATAATAAATTAAGACTTGTTCTAGCTGATCTAAGACTGTGACCACTTGTTGTAGTCATACCACATCTTTCGTAAGCTTCTTGAATGATCTCTTCTATAGATAAATCAAATGTCGTAGTCCCTGAAGTTGCCATTAATATCCTTTTTACGGTTGTACAATTTCTTGGATTGTACCACTTTTTGACTAAACTTTGAAGACCTTAGGTTTTTTGCTATTAAGTTTCTTTTTAACTTGAATTTTTTTCTTTTTTTCACCCCTAGCGCCTCTTAGCTTACCATCTATCTGTGCAGTTATTTGTCCTCTACTTATTGGCATATACTATTATATACATATTTTTCTTTACTTTTCAACAATACCTACTGTTAATTAAATTTAAAAATTTATTGTGCGTGGGTGAATTATTAAGGTTATCTGCCAATTTATTTTTATACTCATCAATGGTGGGACTTAATCCATGAAATTCTTTTACCAAACTAGTGTCGATTAAATGTTGACCATGTGCAATAATTAAATAACTTTTTAAATCAAAATAAGCAAAAGTTTTTTTAAAGTTAAAATTTGTTTCTACAAAATTATTACTTTTTAAATCATCAATTTTCTCTTTTAAAGTTTCTGGCATAGAAGTGTTGTTTGTAAAATTAATCCAAAAATCTGAATCTTTTCTTTTTGTTAAATAATGTAAGTAAAGAAAATCTAATACATTATCATTAGAATTTGAAATAATTTCATTATAGTTTTTTTTCTTTTTAATATCTGCATCAAACAAATATTCTTTAAAATGAGAAAGAAGTGTTAATTGTTGAACTGCTAGAAATAATGAAGTTGCTTCTAATGGCTCTGTAAAACCTGATGAAAGACCCACGGCAATACAATTATTAACCCAAAAGCTTTTAAAACAGCCTGCATCGAATGAAATTACTCTTGGGGAATCAAGTTTGTGCCCTATTTTTTTCTCAGCTTCATCTAGAGCTTGATCTTCATTTATAAAATCAGAATCGAATATATATCCAGAACCAAATCTATGTTGAAGTGGTATTTTCCAAATCCAACCATATTTCATCGCAACAGCATGTGTGCATGGTTTTATATCTTTTTCTTGTTTTAAAAAAAACGGTATTGCTTTTTTCATAGGTAAATGCTTTTGGTAATCTTTCCAAGGTGTTTTGTATAAACCACCTATTATTAATCTTTTAAAACCAGAACAATCAAAAATAAAATTACAATGGTGTTTACTTTTATCATTTAAATTTACCTTATCTACATTTCCAAAATCGTTTTGCTCAATTAATTCAACCTCACCAACAAAATGTTTTACACCTCTTGAAACAGCTACATTTTTTAAATAGTTTGCTATTTGATGAGCATCAAAATGAATAGAAAAATCTTGATTAACTAAATCAATTTTATTTTGTTCTGTTAGTAAACTCCCATAATCACATGAATCTAACTCATAATTTTTGCTAATACAGTTATTTAAATAATGAGTAAAACATCCTTCAGTAAATAAATTTTCAACTTTAAAATTATTTAAATGGTTATTAGTTGCAAAACCATGAAAATATTTTGTACCGTCCCCATTCCAGTTCTCAAAATTAATACCATTTTTTATAGTGCCTTTTGTTTCTTTTAATAAATCATTAATATCAATTTCAAGATATTTTAAAAAATTAACTAGTTGAGGAGTCGATCCTTCTCCTGCACCGAGAATACCTATTTTTTCACTTTCAATTAATTTAACCTCAGTATCTTTATAAATTTTATTTAAATACAATGCTGTTAACCACCCTGCAGCACCTCCACCTAAAACAATTATTTTTTTCATTAAACTAAATCTTTAGCTTTTCCTATTATTGGCTTATATTTAGTTTTACCCTCTGATTTAAACACATGCATAAACTGTCTTCTAGGTTGGTAGGGTATATAACTAGCATGTATCCATCCAGAATTGGGTTCTCCTGGTGTATAAAACTCCAAAAGTAATTGATCTGTCTCACAGTTCATATGTACCCAATCAGCTACCTCAGCGTTGTCAACTCCTATACATTCGAAATCAACGGCTTCCGCTTTTGCATGTTGTGATTTTTCTGAGCTACCAATGGCACGGCAAAGCTCAATAGTACGGAACCCTGATGTGACTTTAACTCTACCAAAATGATCTCTTACCGGTTGCAATACATTTTCACATAATGCTTTTAGTTTTTCTATTTGATCTGAATTTGGATTGTTATCAATACCCAAACGTATAGCTGTATCCGATTTGATTAATTCCTGAAGCGTGAAGTTTTGTGAAAGGTTCATTATTCTATAATTTTTTTAATAGCTTTAGATCCGTCTATGTTTTCTTCAAGTTCAACTTTTACTTTTCCACATTTATACTGAATATTATCATTTGCTGTACGTTCCGCAACCCTCTTTCCTTTTAAACAATCTGACATTGCAGGCTGTATTCTATGTTCTGTAAGCTCACCTGCTATAAACATACAAAGAGCTACTACGCTACTGATGACCGTTTC